CAACAACAACGGCTGGTAATATCGCTCTGGCAAGCACAGCCGTTGTCAGCAAGGCTTTAATTATGACTTATGATGCAACCACTACAAAATGGTATCCGTCCTACTAAACGCCTATATAATATTATGAGCACAGAATACACAACAGAAGATACCGCAGGTCACATTCAAGGATTACAGGATGTGGCGGATCTGATTCAGATCATTATTGCAGGAAACTATCCTGCGAATACTATTAATCCTGAATCACCTACCGCTCTTATGGGGCGACAGACTGGACACATTCGCATCATGCTTGCGATGCCGCATATTCAAGCATCGGGTGTGGATCTTGCACCGTTTGAAACCGCTGCTGATGACGGCGAAACTTGGGTAAATTCTCAATAATTTTTACTTGACTTTTCCTTTTCCTGGGGTATATTTGATTTAGTGTTTGCTAGACATTAAACCAACCAAAGGAAAATACTATGAATCGTGAAGATCTGCTCAATATCCATGAAAACCTTACTCGTCGTGCTCGTGAACTGATGGACAAGAAAAATCGTGACTATGCTGGTCGTGGAGGCACAGAACCCTTCGCAAACTTTACTCGTGTCGAGTCTATGGGTATTTGCTCAACAGAACTTGGAATGTTGGTGCGAATCACAGATAAATTGAGTCGTCTTTCTTCGTTTGCAGAAAGCGGTAAACTTGCAGTGGAAAATGAATCATTTGAAGACACAATTATTGATGTGATTAATTACATGGTTCTGTTTTATGCTTACCTGCAAGACAAGACAAATAAATCAAATGCAGAGTATAATTCCACACAATTAGTGCCTCAAGAATTATTAAACGAAGCAGTAAAGAAATTCAACCGAGAATATCAAATGGAAATTGAAAAAAGTATTAATGATAATGCCACTATGTTCGGAGATGTACGCCTTCCAACTACCATTTATAAATGAGTGAATTCTATACATCGGTTCATCTTGTCGGAAACGACATTAAAGAAATCTATTATTGTAACGGAAAGCGAAGCACAAGAACTATTCGATTCCAGCCTACACTATTCACACCTTCTCTGAAGCGTGACGTAGAGTGGCATACACTAGAAGGAATTCCTCTGGAAGCGTATAAACCTGGAGATGTGGCTGACTGTAGAGAAGTGTTTACCACATACGAAAATGTTGAGAACTTTCAGATATACGGCAACGAAGATTATGTTGCCCAGTATATTGCGGAACGATACTCTGGAGAAATTCCTTATAATTATGCAGACCTGCGTGTTGCATTTCTAGACATTGAAACCGAATGTGAAGACGGATTTCCTTCTCTAACCGAATACAATGAGCGAGTCAGTGCCATTACCGTGGAGATGGACGGTGTTCGCCATTCGTTTGCTATTCACGACTTCAGTATTCCTGATGTGGAATGCCATGTGTTTGGGGACGAGCAAGACATGCTTGAAAGTTTTGTAGAATACTGGGAACAGAATTATCCTGATATCGTGACTGGCTGGAACATCAGATTCTTTGATATTCCGTATCTCTATGGTCGCATTGCCAAGATCATAGACCAAAAGACTGCAAAGCGATTGTCTCCGTTTCGTCAAGTGCGTGAGCGAGTAATTAATCGCAAGGGCAAGGATCATAATGTATACGACTTGGTTGGTGTTGCCACCATGGATTACTATGAGTTGTACATTAAATTCACGTACACGAATCAAGAGTCGTACAGCCTGAACAACATTGCCAGCGTGGAACTGGGAGAAGCCAAGACCAATTACGAAGAGTATGATGGCATCAAGGACTTCTACACCAAGGACTGGCAGAAGTTCATGGAGTACAACAATCAAGACGTTGTGTTGGTGCAGCGACTGGACAAGAAGTTGAAATTAATGGAACTGGTTGTGGCAATGGCATACAACGCCAAGGTTAATTTCATGGACATCTTTTCTCAGGTTAAGACTTGGGACTCTATTATCTACCACCATCTGAACGATAAAAAGATTGCAATTCCTCTAAAGGTTTCAGGAGAAGAACAAGACACCCAGTTTCAGGGAGCGTATGTTAAAGAACCTATGGTTGGTCTGCACGAATGGGTAGTGGCATTCGATTTGGACAGTCTGTATCCTCACTTAATTATTAATTATAATATGTCTCCAGAGACCAAGCATAAAATGGGTAAACGAAATACCCTGAAGCCTGAAGACATTCTACACCCAGAATCCTATGATGCACAAACAAATTTTATTCGTCTAGAGGATCATCAGAAGTTTGCCAAAGAAAATAACATTGCTATTACTTCTAATGGCATCTACTTTAAACGAGAGAAGCAAGGCTTTCTTCCTGAACTAATGGAAACCATGTATTCGGAACGAAAGATGTACAAGGAAAAGATGTTGGACTGCAAGGCAGAACTTAAAAGTCTGCCTAGTACGGCAACCAAGAAGGAACGAGAACTTCTAGAGTACAAGATCTCCAAGTATAATAATTTTCAGTTGTGTCGCAAGATTCAACTTAACTCCGCTTACGGTGCCATTGGAAACCGATGGTTCCGCTACTACGATCTAGATATCGCAGAAGCAATCACCATTTCTGGGCAGTTAAGTATTCGTTGGATCGAGAAAGCCTTGAACGAGTTTGTGAATAAGATGGTTGGTACCACAGGAAAAGACTATGTGGCAGCATCAGATACTGATTCCATCTATCTGTGTCTTGATAAAGTGGTCAAGAAGGTATTTGCTGGCAAGATGCCGTCTCAAGAACGAATTGCCGAGGTAATACAAAAGATTTGCGAAGACAAGATTGAACCTTATATTGAAGCCAAGTATCAAGAACTTGCCAATACCATGAATGCCTACAAGCAAAAGATGCACATGAAGCGAGAGTCTATTTCCACCAAAGGTATTTGGACTGCCAAGAAACGATACATGCTGAACAATATCATGGGCGAAGACGGAGTATTATTAAAGATTCCTGAACTAAAGATTGTTGGTATTGAGACGGCAAGGAGTTCTACACCACTAATGGTGCGTACAGCACTGAAGACTGCTATTAGTATTGTTATGAATAAGACGGAATTTGACGTTCAAGAATTTGCAGAAGATTTCAGGAATAAATTTAATAAGGCTTCCATACAGGATATTGCGTTTCCTCGTAGCGTGTCTGGTCTAGATCGATACGAATGTACTACGGCAGTGTATAAGAAGGGAACTCCTATTGCGGTGAAGGCATCCCTATTATTTAATGATTATTTACAAAAGAATAATCTAGAGAAGAAATATAGAAAAATTGCTGAGGCAGATAAAATTAAATTTATTTACTTGAAGGAACCTAATCCGTTCTCTATAGTGAGCGGAAAAGAACAAGTAATTGCATTCATGCAACACATTCCCAAGGAACTCCACCTAGATAATTATGTGAACCGAGACCTACAATTCGAGAAATCTTTCAAAGATCCCTTGACAAGGATTCTAGATGTGATACAATGGAGTGTAGAGAAAATTAGTACCTTGGAGAGTTGTTTCGAATGATAACGATGGAATTTATTTGTGTAACAATTCTTTTTGTATTATTTGTCTGTTTGACTATTGTTGGTTTTTGTGAAACGGTTGAAGAATTTAAAAATAAAAGTAAAGGAAAAAAATGAGCTTTTTGAATGATATTATTAAAAATTCAGGTAATGAATACGCTTGCACAGTGGAAGATGGTATTGACGGCAGTGATGTTAAGGGTTTTATTGATACAGGCAGTTACGCATTTAATGCTTTGGTGAGCGGTTCCCTCTATGGCGGAATCCCCAACAACAAGATCATTGCTTTGGCTGGCGAGTCTGCCACAGGCAAGACCTACTTTGCTATCGGCATGGTGAAGCGATTCCTAGAGAACAATAAAGATGCTGTGGTTCTTTACTTTGACACAGAACAAGCCGTGACTTCAGATATGTTTATCAGTCGTGGTATTGACTCTAAGCGTGTGGCTATCTTTCCTGTAGCGACTGTGGAAGAGTTTCGCAAGCAACTCATTACTATTGCAGACAAGTACCTAGAGCAAGATATCGCCAAGCGAAAGCCTATGATGGTTGTGTTAGATTCTCTGGGAATGTTGTCTACAAGCAAGGAAATCAACGACACAACAGAAGGCAAGGAAGTCCGAGACATGACTCGTGCTCAAGTTATCAAGAGCACATTCCGTGTGCTTACCCTGAAACTGGGTAAGGCAGGAATTCCTCTTATCATGACTAATCACACCTATGATGTTATTGGATCCTATGTTCCAACCAAGGAAATGGGTGGAGGTTCAGGTCTCAAGTATGCTGCATCCACCATTGTATTCTTGTCAAAGAAGAAGGACAAGGATTCAGAAGGTCAGGTTATTGGCAACATTATTCACTGTAAATTATACAAGAGTCGTTTGACCAAAGAGAATCAAATGATTGATGTTCGATTGAATTACGACAGCGGCTTAAATCTTTATTACGGATTACTTGACTTAGCTCTAAAGCATGGTATATTTAAGAAGGTCTCAACTCGCATTGAACTTCCTAACGGAGACAAGACTTTCGAGAAGACCATTAACGATGATCCAGAGAAGTTTTTTACCCCAGACGTAATGACGCAACTAGAACTTGCAGCAGCAAAAGAATTTAAATACGGTCAATAAAATATGAAAACATTAGTATATCTCGGTTGTAATACAGGATTTGGTTTAAATAAATTATTAAATAAATTTAGTTTTGATAAATTAATTTTAGTAGAAGCAAATCCTGTAGCATTTAATCATTTACAAAATAATTTTAAAAATTTACCAAATGCAATTTTTGTTAATAAATGTATAGTAGCTGATAAAAATATAGAAACTACAAAATTTTATAGAACTAAAAATTTAGTTTCATCTTCAGCACTAAAACCAGCAACACACAATGGTTTTCATGATTACGGAGGTGTTGTAGATGTAGTTGATTTAGAAACAATATATTTACCAAATTTATTAGAAATGTATGATGTAGATCATATTAATTTTTATGTTAGTGATATACAAGGAAATGATTTTTCTGTATTAAAAACTATAAATAACTTTATTGACGAACAAAAAATAGATGAAATGTTTATGGAAACCTATAATTCGTCACATATTGCATACGACAATAGCAATAATCAATTTAATAATTATTATAATTTATTAAAGACTAATTATAAAGTAGATTATTATTCTGCAGATGGTACTGTATATAATACAGTTCATGATATTACTAAATTTTTAATGAATGATGCTGCAGGAGAATTAGATGTTCATTGGAGTTCGAATAAACTAAGCACTATTAATTATTTCTGGAATTAAAATATGAAAGATTTTGAGCATGTCCTTTTAGAAGGACTTCTCTTTCGAGAAGACTTCTACAAGAAAGTTATTCCATTCATTAGTTTGGAATACTTTCATCGAAACCCAGTGCAGATGTTGTACACCTGCATTCATGACTTTGTTATTCAGTATAACAGTTGTCCTTCAAAAGAGGCAATCAGTATCTGTCTAGAAAAGCATAAGGGTATCAGTCAGGCAGACTATGATATCTGCATTGAGATGCTGGAGTCGTTTCAGAAAGAAGAAGCAGACAAGCACAACATCGATTGGTTGGTGGAAGAAACCGAGAAGTTTTGTAAGGAGAAGGCTCTCTACAACGGCATCATGGAATCTATTCACATCATTGACGGCAAGAGCAAGGACAAGACCAAGACGGCTATTCCTGACATCTTGAGCAAGGCTTTGTCTGTGTCTTTTGATACTCATATCGGACACGATTATCTAGAGGATACGGAACTTCGATACGATTTCTATCACAAGGTAGAGCAACGAGTTCCGTTTGACCTAGAGTACTTGAACACAATTACCGCAGGTGGTACACCAAACAAGACTCTCAATATTGTTATGGCTGGAACTGGAGTAGGTAAGTCTTTGTTCTTGTGTCATCATGCGGCTAACTGTATTTCGCAAGGCAAGAATGTTCTCTACATTACTTGTGAAATGGCAGAAGAAAGAATTGCAGAGCGCATCGACGCAAATCTGTTGGATACCACTCTAGATTCTCTACGTGATCTCAGCAAAGAAGTCTACGACAAAAGAATCAATAACATGAAGCAAACAGTCAAGGGTAAACTTATCATTAAAGAGTATCCTACTGCAAGTTCCAGTGTGAATCATTTCCGTGTGCTGTTGGATGAGTTGTGGCTCAAGAAGAAGTTCAAGCCTGATGTAATTTTTATAGATTATTTAAATATCTGTGCATCATCTAGAATGAAGCAGGGTACGAATGTAAACTCATACACCTACATCAAAGCTATTGCAGAAGAACTACGAGGATTAGCCACAGAACGAAACGTTCCTATCTGGTCAGCCACACAGGTTAATCGTGTTGGGTTTGGTAATTCAGATTTTGGTTTGGAAGATACGAGTGAATCGTTTGGTCTTCCTGCTACTGCGGATTTCATGATTGCCCTAATTGCCACAGAACGCCTAGATGAAATCAATCAGATCATGGTTAAGCAGTTAAAGAATCGGTATAACGATACCGTGGCTAATCGTAAGTTTGTGCTTGGTATCAATCGAGCCAAGATGAAGTTGTACGATATTCCGAAGTCGGAACAGCCTCAGTTGTCAGACAGCAATCCACAGAGTCCACCAGATAATGACGAACAACGTTTCAATAACAAGTTTAAGAAATCTGACAAATTTACAGGATGGAAGGTATGAGTATGTACATCGACAAAAAGTTTGTTAATTTTGTAGGAGCAAGCCTAGAAAAGTTTGCCTGGAAGAAAGATACTCTTGCTTCTTGTCGCTGTCCTATCTGCGGAGACTCCACTAAAAATAAAAACAAAACTAGAGGATTCTTCTTTGTTAACAAGAATAAATACTTCTACAAGTGCCACAACTGCGGTGTTTCGTGTAACTTGTACGGCTTTCTAGAGAAAGTTTCTCCTTCTTTGTGTAAGGAGTATTCCCTAGAAGTCTGGAAGGATGGAGACGGACTAAAGACAAAAAAGAAAACAGAACCAGTAGTGGCTATTAAAAAAATAAAGAAAAAGTATACAATAGAGTTGCCTCCAGTATCAGAACTTCCACCAAATCATCCGTGCAGAACCTTTGTGGAACTTAGAAAGATTCCTAGAACCGCATGGAAGTATCTGTACTATGCAGAAGACTTTGGCGTTTGGGCAAGAACAATTAACTCGGAATCTGCAGAGGCACTAGAGCAGAGTTCTCGTCTAGTAATTCCTATCGTGAACGAAAAGGGTGAATTGGTTGGAGCACAAGGCAGAGCCCTTAGTATTAGTGGTGATCGTAATGCTCGCAAGACTGCTAGGTATATTACCATTAAGACGGAAGGTCAAGAACACAAGGGATGGTTTGGTTTGGATCGTGTAGATACTGGAACAGTTTACGTGGTAGAAGGTCCGTTGGATTCTCTGTTCATTCCTAATTGTGTTGCCATGATTGGTCTTAGTGATGCCTT